TGAAGAACGGCAGTCTTATTAAGGGCATCCCAGCTAGTGAACCAGAACGCTTCCGAGGTCCTCAGTTCCACTTTGCCTGGTGCTGCATTCCCGGCACATTGATTCTAATGGAGGATGGCAGCTCAAAGCCTATTGAACTTATAGCTGTTGGCGATCGAGCAATGACCCGACACGGACCACGATCGGTTCTTGCTGCGGGTCGGTCTCAGAATCCCAATGACCTAGTAACTATCGAGTGTGGGCTAACGAGCTTGACTTTAACCTCTGATCATCCTATCCTTGTTGGTGGCCGGTGGATTCCCGCTGGCGAGATCAAGCCAGGAGATGAGTTATGGGTTACAAGTACATTGGCGGACGCTACGCTCACCGAGTCATCTACGAGCAGCACTACGGACCAATCCCTGATGGCTGGGTGGTTCACCACCGGGACGAGGACAAGAGCAACAACGACCCAGCCAACCTTGAAGCAATGCCTCGAGGTGAGCATATGCGCCTTCACGCGACTGGCAAGACGAATAGCGACAATCAACGCAGGGCTGCTGCCGCAACAATGGCCGCGCTTCGTTCGCCAAAGCCTGGCAAGTGTCTGGAGTGCGGCGCTGGGTTTGTCTCAACGTCTTCTGGCAAGCCAGGGCAGTTCTGCTCAAGATCATGCCTTGAAAGATGGCGCGGCAATAGATTCGTGCCAGAGCAGCGTAACTGCCTCGTCTGCAGTTCAAAGTATCTGGCCGTCAAACGATTCCAGAGGTACTGCTGCAAGCTCTGTAACAACCGATCTAAAGTGCGGACATATCGAGCTGAGGCCAACGGTGGTACGCCGCGCAGAACGCTCTCCGAACGCGATAACGTACAACCTGACAGTTGACGGCGAGCACGAGTTCATCGCCAATGGGATCGTAGTCCATAACTGTGATGAGTTAGCGGCCTGGGATTATTTGCAACAGGCATGGGATCAGATCCAGTTCGGGCTGCGGCTGGGTAAGCGCACGATCATGATCTGCACTACAACGCCGCGGCCTAAAGACTTGATCATCGACTTGATCGGCAGGGACGGTGATGACGTGGTGGTGACTACGGCATCGACGTATACCAACCTGGCCAACCTCTCCCCCAACTTTCAACGGCAGATTTTGCAGTATGAGGGGACGAAGCTCGGGCGCCAGGAAATCTTCGCCGAGATTATTGATCCCGAAGAGAGCGGCATTGTCAAAAGGGATATGTTCAAGTTATGGCCGGCCGATAAGCCATTTCCCAAATTTGAATTCATTGTTCAGAGTTACGATTGCGCCTATACTGAAAAGACAAAGAATGATCCGACCGCCTGTATTACTTATGGCGTATTCAAACCAATTGACGATCCAATGGCGGTGATGGTCATTGATTGCTGGCAGGATCGTTTACAATACCCCGATTTACGCCCCAAGGTAATTGAGGAGTTTGATAATGTGTATGGCGAAGGCAAAGATCGCAAGCGCGTTGACCTCATCCTGGTTGAGGATAAGTCAGCCGGTATCAGCCTCATTCAGGACCTTCAAAGGGCGCATCTTCCCGTTCGCTCATATAACCCCGGCGGCGCAGACAAAATGCAGCGACTCAACATCGTCAGCAACGTAATCGCCCGCGGCAGGGTCTGGATACCTGAGAGCACCACCAGGCCTGGTTACGTTCGCGACTGGGCAGAGGGGATGGTCAGCCAGCTCTGTGCATTCCCTGAGACGACTCACGACGACTTCGTTGACTGCACCAGCCAGGGCTTGAGGTTCCTTCGAGACTCAGGCTGGATCAGCATTGACTCATTGCCTCGAGACGATTACGACGACGACGACTACGCCGATTCCAGCGCCGGCAAGAAGCGCGTTAATCCCTACGCAGCATAGGTGATATATGCCAGCTACTTATCCAACGATGGAACGCCTGCTCCGCGGTGTTCAACCCGAAGCCAGCAGCCGTGATCTAACTCGAGCGGAAATGGCGCAGGCTTTCCTCGAGGAGCAGCTAGCTAAGATCACCTCAAAGGAGCGGGCCCGCAGGCTCTCCATGACGGCCTTTGGTGGACCCGAGAGCGGCATCCCTGGTGGTATGGGTGCCGTTGACTTCATCCCTTTTGTAGGCTCCGCTAAGGGGCTCGAGGAGGGTGGCCGAGACATCAGGCAGGGCAACTACGACCTCGAGTCTGGCAGGTACGGTGACGCCCTTCGTAACTATGGCTCCGCGGTTCTTGGGGTTCTGCCTGGTGCTGCTGGAGCGGTCAAGGTTGCGCCAGGGCTAGCCAAGGCGGTCAAGGGCGGCTTGGGATATAACCAGGCAAAGATAGCTATGCAATACCCTGATGTGGCGCCTCCTTTGCCGGCTGTCGACAAAACGACTGGCAAGGAGTTCTTGGAAAAGCAACTATCCGATGAGGCGCTGGCCGTAGGCAAGGCTAGAAAGGCGGCGCAGAAGGACATTGATGCAGGGCGATATTCTCCTTATTTTGACGTTGAGCAACGGTATTACGCTGACGCAAGTCAATACCCATTGCAGGGGCGCACGGTTACGGACGCTATCCCTAAGACTCAACCGACAATTGACAAATGGAAAAAGACTTTTGACACCCCAGCAATTCGCAAAAGATTAACTGATGCTTTTAAAAAAGGATCAGAAGATGCGCTAACCAAAGACTGGTATGCAATGGGCCAACTTGAGGCTGAGTTCATCAAAGAGTACGGACCAAAGAAAGGTAGGAATCTATTCAAGGAGGCCTTTGCCGATTCAATGGGTGCGACAACCGGCGGCGCTGACCCGACGGCCAATCTGTTGATGGGCTACTACGGCAACTTCCTGCGTCAACAAGGGATTCCGCAACCCAAGGCGGCTTATGAGTTCCCATATCCGATCGGCGGCCGCTTCGCTTCCGGCAACATGGCGATGTACGATAAGGCCATCAATCAAGGCGCAGGCCTCACGGCTACAGAAACTCCTAAGCGATTTGATTTTTCCGGAAACTTCCTCGGCCACCGTGACCGCGCAACAATTGATGAGCAAATGATGACCGCGTTCGATCCTCGCTATAAAGCGCCCCCCGGTGATTCATACGGAATAATTGAGGACGTCGTTCACGATTTAGCTAGGAAGGAAGGGGTTGAACCGGCAAATTTTCAAGATGTAACTTGGGCTGGCCTCAAGGGCACGAAGGGCAAGCCGATGATCCAGCACGTTAATGAGGCCATTGAGCGCACAGCCAGGGTTACCGGCAAGACGCCTGAGGAAGTGGTACGAGACAGCCTAGTGCGCCGTACTCACCCGCTCTATGGGGTTGCCGGTACTGGATTGACTGCAGGCGCCCTAGCAGCCGCGGCGAGGGATCAAAGAGGCGATGAGATGTGATCGTCCAGCGCGTACTTAACTTCTTTGACTTGATCAAGCACCGGCCCGCCCAGATCCCGTTTGAGGTGAGGGTACATATCCCCGGTGTCGATCATGAGCGCCGCGGCCTGCAGGAAGGCTGACCAGATCGGGTAAGGGACGCGCAGCATTTTATCGCCGGTGATGATGATGACTTCAGGTTCCACTTTCGATTCCTCTTTTTCCAATTGACACCTATCGTAGCAAAGGGACAGACAAATGCCAACCCAGTTTCCAGTTGACGCCGAGGCCGATCGCTTCGTAGAGGGCCAGCCAGACGCCCCGCCTGAGCCGCCTGAGCAGGACATCTCTAAACTGTTCAAGGACTCCGACATTGAGGAGTTGCCGGACGGCGGTGCTATGGTCACGACCAAGACGGAGGGGCCCAAGGAGAACGAGGACTTCTACCGCAACCTGGCCGACGACATGGACCTCGACATGGACGAGGACTTTGGCGGCATGGCCCTGCGCTACATCGAGCTAGTCGAAAAGGATCGGCGGGCACGGCAGAAGCGCGATGAGCAGTACGAGGAGGGTATCCGCCGCACTGGACTCGGTAACGATGCGCCAGGCGGGGCCAACTTCAGCGGTGCCAGCAAGGTCGTCCACCCTGTCATGGCCGAGGCCTGCATCGACTTTGCGTCTCGAGCTATCAAGGAACTGTTCCCGCCTGATGGCCCCGTGCGGACGAACATTGTCGGCGACGTTGACGAGAAGAAGTTGGCCGCGGCCGAGCGCAAGCGTGACTTCATGAACTGGCAGCTCACGCAGCAGATTGAGGAGTTCCGGGACGAGCAGGAGCAGATGATGACGCAGCTACCGCTAGGTGGCTCGCAGTACATGAAGCTCTGGTACGACGAGAAGAAG